CAAAAGAACCTATCAAGATGAGCTAAGAATCATCTTCTCTCATTCTTAATAGGACTTCATCAAAGAAAATCTTTGATTTATCTCTAAATATTGATACGTCAGATCTCTTACTTAAAGGTTCTAATAATGATTTAGAACTGAAATTAGGATTTCTCAATATACTAATTACCCGGGCCATTATGTACTCTCTCTCTGAGATGCTATCATCAAAGATTGTATGAAACATAGATGGACCGCTTCAAGCTTCGAGCCTGTACACTGGTCTTCGTTTGATAAAATCTATTCACTCGACTGAATAAGAATTACAGATAAACTCTGTAACATATTCAAGTCGGGGTTCAAGATTCATTAAACGAATATCAATAAGCGCTTTAACCGAGCGTTTTAGGTTCTCCTCTCATTCACGCATAGCCCACTTAAAGTAAGTGGCTCTAGTGTTGTAAATGAAAGAAGCCTTACGCACCATAACAAGCGAGTTATCGGGCAATAAATTTGCAGATAACCCTGTTACGGTAGGTATAAACCCAAACGGTCCTTTGATACTTCATATAAGCTTACTCAAGTGTTTCGGAGAAACATTTGGGACAGATTTTATGCGAGAATCAACTCACCCTTCATCAAGATGTCATCCTTTATTGAATGCATCAAGAATAAGGCTAGTTATCCCATTAAGAGACTTAAGGGAGATAACTAAGTTAGCTGGAGATAATGGCGAGAACTCATGGTCAACGTTTATAAGACGTTTAGCAAATTCAAAAGTATTGCTAGAGATTAAACTTTTAAAAGAATTAATCTCAACACCAAATTGTTCAGTCATTAATAGATGATAGCGTTCAGCAACAGCATCGGATGCAATAACGATATCATCACCTAGGAGAGCGTAGTCAGTGAAATTTAATTCACCGACTTCATGAGCCGCATGTTGAACAATTACATGATGAGTAATTGCCAACATCGCTCATGAGCTTAACGCTCCCATAGGCTGGCCAACTGAGTACTTCAAATGAAGATTAGCATCTTCACGAGAAGAAAGGACTCAATCTCTACGAGTCAATAGGTTACCCCATGACTCTCCTAATTCATCATTAGAAAACATATTACTTAATATGTCTTTCTGTAGTTGAATAGGGAGACGATCGGTAGCAGATGACAGATCATAAGAGTAAAACTTTCCTTTAATCAATCCTAGACGATATCGTTCTAGGAGTCTGATTAGAGGTCGTTTCTGATCGAAAGTTCCATCAGTAGGTATTGCTCTCAATATAGAAAACAATGCTTTATGTAATGGTCTTAAGATCGTTTGCGTAACTAAATCAGTTATAGCAAACACTCTCATTTTCCCTGCCGCTTCTTCCTTGATTGAAAGACGACCCAGATATAGATCGTCACTATTCCGATGAGGAGCTCTAATCATAAGATCAGAGACATCATCACGGAATAGGGATTCCAATCAAACTTGGCCTCCTGGGATCTGAGATCCATAGGAGAACAAATCCTTCATTAGTTCTGGATTTCGATATCATGCAATGATATCCAAATACAGTCCCTTTAAAGAGGAACAGTGATTCGGACCTGTCGCTCCAGACTTAACTAACTCCGTAGGTTCAAGTGGCTTTAACACCACTTTACCAATATTTCCCAATAAAAGGAAATTCTTAAGAGCAATAGTTAAACCAACTCTTTCTATAGTAGGACTACTGCCTTTAAAAGGGTCAGTAATACTACCTAGTTTTAGAGTACCGGGGATCTTTATTACCCGGTAGAGCGAAAAGACAGTAAGAACGAACCTGATCACCTCGGGTTCACGCTTCTTTATCAGAAGACGTAAACTACCAGGGATGATACAAG